AAAAACAATCCACCATTGTTGTTTACAGATAGTGGATTAGAAATTTATCCAGAAGAAGGAGAGTTGATATTTTTTCCGTCTTGGTTAAAACATGAAGTTCCACTTAACAAAACAAAAGATAAAAGAATTTGTATGGCAGGTAACATTTATTATGAGGAGAAATTATGAATTATATTGACACAGGTTACAGTTGTGTACCAATCATAACTGATGAAGTCATGAAACAAAAGATGATGAGTTTTATGATAGAGATGTTTGAGATGGGTATAACTTTAATGCGTGAAGAGATAATCACAAATATGATTTATTAAATTATTATGCATAAAAGATTAGTGACATCAAACGGAAAGGAGATAGAGATTTGGGATAATCTTCTTTCTTATAAAAATAGATCAGAAATATATGACTTCGTAAAGAATTCATATTTTGTCTGTGATGGTTTAGATAATAGTCACATAGAAAATTCTGGTCACTATAACTTAGTTTCTAATTTTAGTCCTAAAGATTTGGAAACATCTAAGTTATTAAAAAATGTTCCTGAAGTATTTGACAAAGTTAAACACTATGACATAAATCAAGTTAGAGTAAATTTATCAACACTCAATGATAAAAATCATTTTCATTGTGATGGCAAAGACGATGATAAAAACTTTAAAACTCTAATCTATTATCCTAATATGAAATGGGACATTGAGTGGGGTGGTTATACTTTATTTGCGAATGACGATTTAACAGAGATAGAACATACACTCGTCTACACTCCAGGTCGATTTATTCTTTTTGATGGTGAGATACCACACTGTATAGGTGCGCCAACAAACATGGCACCTTCTTATAGATTTACTTTTGTTGTTCAATATACTATATAAATACTCCTAAACACTGGAGTATTTTTTAATGAGCGAATCTTACTTTATGGGACTAGACGGATTTGTCTGGTTCACTGGAGTTGTTGAGAATAGACAAGATCCCGCAAAACTTGGTAGAGTACAAGTTCGTTGTTTGGGATTCCATTCAGAAAAACTAACTGACATTCCTACGGAAGATCTTCCATGGGCACATGTCATGCACCCTGTTACCGATCCATCAATGCAAGGTTTAGGAAACACTCCAAGTTTTCTAGTAGAAGGCACATGGGTAGTTGGTTTCTTTCGTGACGCAGTAGAAAAACAACAACCAGTTATTATGGGTACACTTCCTGGATACCCATCTGCTACTCCAGACATCAATAAAGGTTTCAATGATCCAACAGGAAAGTATCCTTCCGAAGCAATTACAAACTCCAATCATTCTATTAATGAAACAGATGTCAATCGTTTAGGGCAGGGCATTGTTTCAGAAACTCACCTTGCTTTACAAAAACGCAGAGTCTCAAGATTAAGCACTGCTGATAGCACTTCTATTAATCCTAGTGTAGATATTGCGACAAGACCATATATTCAAAACAAACAAGATGCTGTTCAAGAAGAAAGAACCACTTGGGATGAACCAGCACCAAAAGGTTTATTGCCAAATGATCCACTTTATAAATCTGGTGAGTATCCTTACAATCATGTATTTGAAAGTGAGTCTGGTCATATATTTGAAACTGATGACACTCCAGGTGCTGAGAGATTATTGCGTCAACACAAGTCAGGGACTTTTGAAGAAATACACCCAGATGGTAAAAGAGTTGTTAAGATTGTTGGTGACAATTATGAGATTGTCGCAGGCAAATCAAATGTATTCATTAAAGGTGATGTTAATCTAACTGTTGATGGAAACAAAAGAGAATTAATTAAAGGTGATTATGTTTTAGAAGTTCAAGGAAACATGTATGAGAAAGTTCACAAAGACAAAGATATGAAAGTTGGTGCGAGTGGTGTTGGTAACTTGTCTGAAGAAATATTAGGTAATCACGGATTTAATATTAAGAACAGTGTTGTTGGTGTTGTTGGTACTGACGATGCTGGACTTGATAAAGATTATAGTCTAACAATTAAAGGTAAGAGATCCGAACAAGTTGGTGGTACATATGAGTTGACCACTGCTGATACATTTACATTGTTCTCACTAGAAGATATAGATATACTTGCTAATTCAAAACTAGCAGCAACTTCAGTAACAGATTTAACATCAATCACTTCTGGCACATCTTTAAATATAAAGTCTGCTTCTAATATGGCAATTAAAACAGAAGCAAAATACAATCTACAAATTGTGGGTGAGTCTAACATTAGATACGAGGGTGATCGCCATATCTACAGAGGTGCTGATGATTACGCAAGACATGATGGTGGAGTTAATTACACATGTAGCAGTGATCCATCTAGAACAAGTAGTAATGATTGTACTGATGTGGAGGAAGTATAATGCCATTAGATTTTAACACACCAAACTTATGTGGAGCAAATCAAAGTTTAAATAATATATTATCTGCTCAAGATAATATGAAGAAAACTTTAAAGAGTTCCATTACTGGTGGACTAGATGCCTCTGCTCTAGCAACAGCAGTTGGTGCAAATTTAGATACACTTAAAGCAAATATTACTGGACTTCTTCCAGAGTTGCCTACTATACCAGATATAAATTTACAATCTGAATTGACTTCTTTACTTGCTTTGCCAGTTGGAAGTGCTCAGTATCTTTCTAAATTGGCATCTCTTAGAACTCAGTTTGGCGATGCCTTATCATTACAAGGTTTTGATTTTGATAGTCTTATACCAGATCTGGTGAGTGGTGGGATAGATGTATGTTCTAGTGTACCAAACTTATCACTACCTTCTGGTGCTGGTTCTCCTATACTAAAAGTTCAAAACTTACCTGTTCCAGATTTTAAACCAGCAGAAGAATTAATTGCTGAAGTAAAAGAAGTATCACTAAACATGGCAGAATTAAATCAAGATCAATTAACCACAGCATTAGATAATCTCAAAGCAACTTTCCCAACTACCATTGCTTGATTCGTTATAAATAAGTATTATTACAAGGAACTTGCTAATGTCTGAAACTAAAGAAGCATATTATGACGCACAAAGAGTCAATGCTAGTGAAAGAAACTCACAAAAATATAGTGATATAGATTTATTCTTTGGTAAAAATGCTGGTAATACTGACATCAATAAAATTACTGATGTTCAGGCAGTTAAAAGATCTATCAGAAATCTAGTTTTACTTAATCATTATGAAAAACCATTTCATCCAGAAATAGGTTCTGGTGTGCGTGATATGTTATTTGAGTTAATGACACCTGTAACAGCACAAATACTAGCAAGAAAAATACAAGATGTTATAGAAAACTACGAACCACGAGCAAGACTCGTTGGTGTTCGTGCTAATCCAAACTTAGATAGAAATGAATATAATGTTTCTATAGAATTCTATGTGGTTAATGCACCAACAGAGTTAGTAGAATTAGATGTTATATTAGAGAGATTACGATAATGGCAATAGTAAACGATAAGAGATTAAGAGTAACAGAATTAGACTTTGATAATATAAAGACTAATCTAAAAATATTCCTGAAGTCGCAAGAAGAATTTAAAGACTATGACTTTGAGGGAGCAGGTATCAATATTCTATTAGATACACTCGCATATAATACTCACTACCTTGCTATGAATGCTAATATGTTAGCAAATGAAATGTTCTTAGATAGTGCCTCACTTCGTTCAAGTGTAGTATCTCATGCTAAAAGTTTAGGATATGAAACATCTTCAGCAAGAGCACCTGTTGCTACTGTGGATGTTAAATTAATTACACCTGAATCCTCAAAAACATTATCGTCAGGCACAGCATTTTCTACAAGTTTAGATGGATCATCTTATCAGTATGTTACAATTTCAGATGTAACTGCTACTAATGTTGGTGGAGAAATTATATTTCCAGGTGTTAAACTATATGAAGGTACATACATTACAACAAGATATACAGTTGATAGTAGTGATGTAGACCAAAGATTTTTACTACAAGACACAAGAGCAGATGCTTCTACTTTGACTGTAAAAGTTCAAACATCTTCTACTGATTCAACTACAACAACTTATACTAAAGCAACAGACATTACACAACTTACTGAAGAAAGTA